AGCTCCTTCTGCGTCTCCCCGCGCAGGGCGGAAGCGGGAACACCGTACTCGGTGGCGGCGGCTTCACGCCATCCGCGCACCTTCTCCGCGTGCTCGAGCTCGGCTAGACGCCCTTCTGCCTGCTCGGCGCGAGTGGTCAGCTCGTCCACGGTGGCTGCCTTCTCGCGCAGGTCGGCGTAGTCGGCAAACTTTGCACGTTCACGCTTGAGTCGCTCGGCGATAATGGTGTCAAGCTGGCGCTGTGAGGTGATGGTGCGGAACGCGGGTTCCTCCATGTGCTCGTGCTGCGCCGCCGCGACATCCGCGGGGGTTACCTGCGGCTGCTCGGAGGCTTCTGCCGTCTCGACTGTGGTGTTCTCACTCATAGGGTTGCTCCTTGCTTCTTAAGCACCAACACCACCCGGTGCAGACGGAAACTCGTCTACACGGGTGGTGTTGTAAAAAATATGTTCTATATTCGGTTATGCCGCCCAAAACCCCGGACGGGAAGGGAAAACTATGTTAGAAAGGCAGAAGTGCCAAATCGTATGGAGTGCCAGAATAAACATCCGGCAACTCACCATTAGCTACCTTCTCACGATACAAGCTGGTTACTTCGCTGTAGTTGAATGGGAATTCCTTAGCTTCGTTCCTACGCTTAATCTCTGCCAGACCCCACTCATATTCGGCACCGGGGCGCGCCACCGGAGCATTAAAAAAACGCCCATTCAACTCAGCACGCATCCACCCCTCCGGAGTATTTGCATCAGATATGGGCTTCGTAAAATCGAACGGAGCTCGCCAATACTCAGGGTCTTCACGATAATCGTAAGCTTCTTCTGTGGTCTCGTTACTCATGGGGCGCTTCCTGATAATATGCAAAAACCAGCGGGGAGCCGTCAGGCATCTGCCTGACGTTTACTATGTCGAGCATACCACCTCGTAACAACAGAATTTCTCGTTGCCCCCGATATTTCTCTGTGTGTTCCCATACTGGCGCGAGCCCAGACCCCGCAGGAACGTACACGTGCATCTGAACTCGTCCACTACTAGTTTTTACCCCACTGGGTTTATCAGCAGCAGCGATATACGGTCTGTGCTCTATGAATGAGCCTCGAAGCGAGTATATTTCCTCAATCTTGCCCACCCCGAAAGTCTCTAATGGTGCCCACCGCGAGACTGTAAACGGTTCCAGAGCCACGGACCGGTCAATCGCGCTATCCAACTCCCGACGAAGCTTTTTCAGCTCACGAGTCCAGGGAATCTCACCCAGAATCGCCTTCTGCAGGCGCACATAATACGGTGTCCCATCAGACTGTTTGCCTTCTGCCCAGCGCTGCAACGCTTGGGCATCCTGTTTGGTGTGCTTTGCCGCCACACGTGCAGCAACATCATCTCCAAGAGGGATATTCTCACCAGCCCAGACCTGAGCCGCCGCTTTACGGCCGTACACCTCGGGAAACATTACACCCATCCGCAACGCCACGTCCCGATCAACAAAGCGTGTTCCAGGCTTCGACTCCGCACGCAACGCCGCGAGCGCCGCATCATACCGAGCCTTATACACGCCAGGATCGTAACCCTCCACCGGGTTCTTGCCCTCAAACCCGGGCACCACCTGGCAATCGCACTTGTAATGGAACCGCATAAACAGACCGGCGCTCTTAGGGCTAGTGTAGACGAACCCGCGCGAAGCGAGCATCTCACACCAGGTGCAGGTAGAACCCACCGGCACGCGTCCGAAACGCTTCGCCACCGGATCAGCCACCGCAAGCTGCGTGACCTTCTCGCGCCCGGCATGCTTGATGAACTGGTCGAGTCGCTCGGACAGCACCGCCAGCGCACGCTCCACATCCACGTTCGGCTCTTCTAGCCACTGCGAAGCCCACCAGACAGCAGAGCTCAACTTCCTGCGCTCCACCAGCGGCACCTCAACAGAAGGCAACCCTGCGGCCTCCCCCACAGCGAGCTCCCGCAGATACCGGTACCATTCCTCCCCCGAAGCTTCAGCCTGCACACGGTATCCGTCCACCAGTGAGATGAACATGCGGCGTGCTTCTTCACGCACCAGCTCCCACGGTGCACCCTGCTCAACAAGCTCCCTGATGCGTGCCTCAAACAGATCTGTAGCCTCCGCCACGATACCGTTCAAGCCTTCGGCGAGGTACCTAATATCCTGCATGTCCATACCGGGGGTACCTCGCTATCATTCCGTTATTCTGTTACTTCAAACTCACCCAGCGGTTGTTTCGCGAGCTTCTCCTGCCGCTGCGCCTTCTCAGCATCCTTGCGTTCCTTGTACTGCTTATAGAACCCAAGAGCCTGGACGCCTTCGGCACGCCGCTTATCACTCATGAGCCGCTCCGCCGTCGCCGCACTGTATCCGAGCTTCTCCAACACCACGCCGGATTCCGCGAGCCACGGCATGACCTGCACCTGCTTCAGCACAGCATCCGCCGCTGCCGCATCCGATACATGCACCGTCGGTGCGAAGTGCGCCTGTACATTTGTTACTTCCTGGGCGGTTTCCCACCCATGCTGCAAAGCCACCGTCAGCACAGCCACTTGACGCAACGCAGACTGGAACCCCCTGATACAGCGCTCCGCCGCCAGCCGCAACGGGTCGCGCTGCGACTGAATCGCTGAATCACTCGAAGGGTTATCAGAGGGAAAACCAAGCTCATCCAACGGGATAGACGACTCCGCCGCCAGCAACGCCGCCCACTGTCGCAACTGCTCAGTATGCGGTTGCATCGACATCTGTGAGAACTGCTGAATCTGCGGCAGCTCACCGTTCTCATCCCTACTAATCGCGAGCATCTTCGACATGACCGCGTCCCACTTCGACGCTTCCAACGCCTCCGGGTCCGCGCCCAAAATAGCGCGCTGCGGCGTCGAGAAAAACTCCGCCGCAACCTCGGAACGCACAATCGTACGCACCGCCGAATCCGTGAGCGACATGACCGCCCGCGTAATCCGTGAGCGCCCAAACGGGCGGCGCAGGTCAGCCCCCACCACCAGAGCAACCATCAAAGGACGCCCCACTGGGTTCGGCAGCACAACGGCGGTCGCCTCAGTACGCTCACCAGCCGCGGGGAACCCGAGCACCACCGTCTTATCCGGCAGGTACACGGTTACCTCGCGCACCGTCACGTCCCCAAACTCGTCCGTATCCGTACGAGTCACAGACAACCCGGCGGCGAGCGAGCGCTTGCGCTGATCCCACAGTCCAGTAGCCCAGTGAGCGCTACGCGGTAGCCAGAGAACCTCCGGCTCGCCTGCCTCAGTATCGCCCTGAGTGACCGTGATGAATGCGCACGAATTGATCAGAGCGGAGGATGCCGCTTGGGCGAACACCTCCTGAAAATCGTTCTGTGCCACCAGCTCGTTCAAACCAAACGGGTCGGTATTGCTCTCATGAGTCGAGATGAACTTCTCAAATCGGATACGGTCAGCGAGCACGTCCACGGTCTTGGCAGGCCATCCGAGCACCGAATCGATATTCCGCAGCTGTGGAGGAATCGAGATGCCCAGATCTTTAAGCCCTACACGCTGGTCGTAATAGTTCTGTCGTACCCGGTTCCTGGCGCGCTTGGCCTGTAGCTGGTCTCGCATGAGCCGTAGCTGCGCCAACTCGGTGGGCGTAAAAATATCCCCACCATCGGCGGGGATAGGGAAGAAGTCACTCATACGCTAATCCTTTGTTTCCGTGCGGGGTTGCGTTTGGTTACGCGTGCGCCCCAGTAAGCCAGCGTGGCAGCCTCAAACAGGGTGACACTGCCACCTTCTGCAGCTTGCCATCCAAAGCCGCCTCGGTTGCCAATCTTTCGGCGGGTACAGGAGAGCACCTGCTGGGTTAGTTCAGGCTGGTTGCTGTGAGCGAGGTCCTTGCCGATGATTGCCTGCTCTACCGTTGCGTGAGCAACAATGACTTGGTCCAGTGATGGTTGCCAGATGAGCGTCTTGGATTTCACGCCTGCTTCACGGAGCGCGTTCGTAAGGTAGCCGATACCCGCCTTGCCGTCGATAACAATCTGGGCAGCGCGGGAGGCATGCTCGGCGAGGAAGTCTACGAGCCAGCCGGTGCCATTGGACAGAGGTTCAGATCGCAGGCCCTCGATGAAGATTGGGCCGCCAGTATCCGGGCGGCGAGCGACAGCGAGCGCGACTTCCATACCGTCAGGAGAGAATCGCACGCCGAACACGGTGCGGCCTTCCTTGGGGGCTTCGCCCTCGCATGCGTGCCAAGCTTCAGGGGTGAAGGCTGACTGGGCTGCTGTGGCTTCGTCCCAGATTCCGAGCGCCTCACGCCTGAATGAATCGGGAGTGAGGTTCTTGCGCATGCGCTCAATTGCGACAGCGCTGACTCGGGTCGGGTATGAGGGGTTTGCCTTAGCCCATTGCTTCTTATCGTCGGCTCGGGCTCCGGGGTCGGCTGCGCACTCGATATATAGCTTGTCGCGGTCTCCAGCGAGCGACTCGGCGCGGTG